GACCAGGTGTCAGCCGCTTCCTGTGCCAGCACAACGCTGGCGAACTTCGCCGTCAACAACCCAGATCCCGTAGAAACGGCATTGAGAGTCACGCCAGCCCCACCCGTTACCGTCGTGGCTCCCGCACCCTTCTGACGAACGGCAATCAACGTCCCGATAGGATACGCCACCGAGGAATTGGGCGGAATCGTAGCCGCATTCGCCGAAGCATTGTCCATTGTGACAAGCTTGTTAGCATCGGCAATGACGAAGGTGTAGGTCGTTCCCGTCTGGGCATTGATGCCATTGGAGCCCCAATTGGATGGGTTCAGCAGCTTGTAATTGGAACCGCCAGTCTCATAGACGACATGGTAGATGCTCCCTGTAACAATCTCTCCGCCGGCCAATGCCGCCCCACCGTTTCTGACGACAGCCACAGCGCCGATGCTATCCACGTTGAGCGTTACCGCCCCCGTATTGGTGTGGTTGGCCTCGAACGCTATCAAAAACCCATTAGTGCTGGCCGCGAGAGCCGGGTTGAGTGCTGAAGCCAGTGTGTAGGCATTGGATGACCCACCCGATGCGATGGCGCCGCCCAACAGGTTCCGGTAATCGGCCAAATCCTTCATGTTGCCGCGAGCAGAGTTGTTCACGGTCGATGGATCTTGGCCCTCGGCCCAATTGACGCCGGTGCCGGCGTCGTCGTTGTCGGCGGCAGTGGTTGAATATTGCTGGAGTCCCATTAGCTAAGTCCTATCTCTAAAATCCGTACATCTGCTGTAATTTCTGCTGCTGTTGCGCAGGGGTCAGCGTCGGTGATTGCTGTGGAACCATAGATGGCGGCTGGATGGCTGGTTGCCCATAATTCAGATCACGACCACGTTGTGTGGCCGCCTCGGTGGCTGCGCGCACTGCTTCGACGGGGGTCATGCCGCCAGCCAGGTTTGCTCTAAAATCTGTCTGGGCTTGCACCTGAGTATTGCCAGCCATTGCCTCACCGTAATTGGGGCCGGTGTAATTGGGGCCGGTGTAATTGTCGTTCTGGGTTCCAGCCGCGGTGGGTCTAGTGGCATTAAAGACCGCCCCTACGTCAGCGTTATTCGACTGGTCTGGAGGGCCGCCCTGTGGTCCACGCCCTGCTTGTTGGAGAGCATCCATAAATCCCCCGTAACTTTCTTGGCGCGGGTCTAACATCTGACCCTGCTCTGTAAGTTGCGGCCTCACCTGAGCGATAGAGACAGGGGTTGGAGCGCCGGGATATCCCACAGGTGATGTGAGCAATGGCTGCCCAGTTGGCTGGCTCTGCGGCGGCTGCTGCATCGGTTGCCCATAGATATCCATCACCCCACCATTTGGATAAACGGACTGAAAGTTTCCACCTGACGGCGGCAGACCAGTCGGCAGGCCGCCATAAGGGCTGGCGCTGAGAGCGCCCATGACATCCCCCGAAAACGGACTTTGCGCCCGACTAAACATAGAGGGTCGCTCACCGGGGCCTGTAGGTAACTGCTCAGTGTTCATTGACGTTGACGGACCCGGACCAATTGGCTGACGCGGCCTTTGCCTTGGGATAGGCGGCGGTCCTCCACCGAGAGCCCCTAAAACACCGGCCGCGTCTTGGAATTGTGGATTGCGGTTAATGAGGGAAGGTCTGGCATCACCTGGAACTCCGTATAGACCGGGAACCCCCGTTAGAGGCCCCTCCGGAACAGGCTGCGGGCCTACGGCTGCGGCTCGCTGTCCGTTTGGCGGATTGATAAGCGCCTGCATCGGATCGCCGTTGGTGAAATCGACCCGCGAACCGGGCGCAACCTGGCCCTGCTCGGCGTAAGGACTGCCAGCGTTGCCGGTCGGGCCTACGGCAGACGGGCCTCGTGGCGTTGGAGCGCCACCCAACTCGGCTAGAATGTCGGAAGCGTTCTCTGTCCGCCGCGGCCTGTCACCGGGACGAAGCATCGTGCGGTCGCTGGTCGGCCCCATAGGGATCAGAGGGGTCCGTGGCCTTGGAATAGGAGTGTTGTCGGGGATGGCCCCCCGCGGTGTCGGGGCGTTATTCAGCACCGATCCCGTCGCTTGGTTCCACCCCCGTTCGTCTGCAAACATTGCGTCTCCCGTCGCGGCACGCAATGCCTCACCGACAGGACTGCCATTGTCCATCGCCCTGCGGAAACGCTGGATGCCTTCTCTAAGGCCCTGTCCAGCCTCCTGAAGCCTGTTACGGCCAGAAGGCCCGCCAGCACCCGGAATCGTCAATTGCTGCCCTGGCTGTAGCCCCTGTGGGTCTGTGATGCCGTTTGCTTGTGCTATCTCCTGCCAGCGGTTGCCGTCGCCCAATTGGCGTTGGGCAATATCCCATAGGGTGTCGCCCCGCTGGACGGTGTGGGATCCCGACTGTTGCTGGCCATTGTTGGCCGGTGTTGGCCCACCACCATTGGGAAGCTGTAGGGTTGCCCCCGCGGCTATCTGGTTGAGGTTGCTGATGCCGTTGAGGCGGGCGAGTTCGTTGACTGTGGTGTTGTGCCTACGGGCAATCTGGGTGAGGTTGTCGCCGGGCTGAATCGTGTAGGAACCGCCGGCTGCGTCACCCGATCCCCGCCCCTGCCCAAGACCGCTGATTTGGTTGGCCATTGCCACTTGCCCCGCTGATTGTCGTTGTTCGGCGCTGCCAAGACCGCCACCAAGACCGTTTGAGCCTGCGTCGAATGCCTGTCGAAGCCAACCGGGAGCGTTGGCCGATGCGCCGCCATCACCCCAAGCGCCCTCGAATGATTCCTGTCCTTGAAACCCTACATGCATGTTTCCGTTCATGTAGCCTTCACCGGCACCGATGCCGGTAGCACCATTAGCAACAGCAGATTGGGCGAAGCTCTTAAGAACGCCCTCGTCTGATTTGTTGGTGGAGATCAACCGACGCCCGTCCTTATAGAGCCGTATGTCCGCTGAATTGCCGTGATCGTGGCGGGTGCTGGAATCCGCAACACGGTGCCCCCCCTCGGCATCCTGCCCACCTGAGAAGATGACGACCTCATCAATGCCAGCAGCCTCCGCGGCAGCAATAAGCACCCGCTCAAGTTCGGCTGTGATCGGCTGGTTACGAGTGGCCGATTGATTGTCGTATCTGATCGTTGCCATTTAAGGTTGGCCCTCTTATGTGTGACGAATGGCTAGAAATTGGGAGAACACAAATGACTGGATCAGGACTGTTGCTTTTCCTGATAATCGCAGCCGTGATTGTATTTCTAGTTCTGTAGGGGTTGAGCCTGTTGGTTCATCAACTCCTGAAGCGCCTGCGGAAAAACAAGCCCACCACCGGCAGGATCGGTTCGTCGCTGCTGATCCATAAGTTGCTGAAGGCCAAGCGGGATTGTGAGGGGTATCTGTGGTTCCTCACCACCACCCTGACGATTGGCAATAATACCGCTGTTCACCAAAACAGCACCTATCGCCACTATATCTTCAACGCGGCTACTATTTGCCAGCATCGAAAATAATCGGGCATTGTCAGGATTGGTGATGATACCAGCGAGCCTTGCTGTGTTCATGCCTGTTTTGACATCTTCGAAAAACCGGCTGATAGCGCCCATCGCCTTCACCGGAGAACCCAATAACGACACCGCCTCACCAACAGCCCCGCCTCGGCTCAACTCGCTAAGGATCGCCTCATTAAACGCAGTCGGAGAGCCCGCGCCCTGTCGCATCCCTGTCGCTTCAAATACATCCAGAAGATTAGACAACCCATCCCAAACATCATCACCACCTGGGAGGGCCCTCATGGCCAATTCTAGCGTTCTAGCCTGCTCGGCATTGCCCACGATTGCCGCTCTGAATCCAGCTGCACCAAATTGGCTATCGCCACCAGACCGCCCCCTGGCGGCCTGATTAAATGCCCGTTCCAAATGCTGTCGGACAAAACCCCTCAACAAATCTGGGTTGGTATGGGCCAGCGTGGAAACAGCCTGTGCCACTTCCTCGGCATTGCCACTAAATGGATTGCGGGTGAACGCCGCCCCTGTTTGAGTGCCTAGATTTGTCGTTCTGGATATGTCTCCGATCAAGCCTTCCTGCATCGGTTCAAGCATCCACTGACGCAGCAACGCCTGTTCATCCAAAGCCTGGGCATAGGGCGGGGAAGCAGCCGTTGCGGCGTCTCTCACCTCGGCAATCTGTCCGCCATAGATACGCCCAGCGTTTGTAGCCAATACCGTCGATGTTTGACCTAATTGATCGTCAAGCCATTTCTTGATCGCATCCAGCACCAACACATTGTCATCAGCCAATCCAGCCACATCTGCTCCATAGAGAGTGCTGCTTCTGACTTTACCCAACGCCTCAACGAACCAGGGGCGAGCCATAAGCCCGCTCATCGTTGCCGCATCAACAGCATCGTTTCCGGCAGCGCGGTAAAGCGGGGCCGTCACACCATTGATGTGATCCTGAAGCATTCTGATCTCGGTTTTAGCCAAGTCAGCCATCAGCGTTCCGGCCTCTCTTGGCGGAACCAGCGGTCCGACTGTCTCAGCAACCTCACCAAATGCAGCCCTCGTGGCTTGCGGACGCCCTGCGAGATATTCTGTCATAGGGGCCGCGCCGCCGCGGGCTTGCTCGATAACCCTCTGAAGGGCAGACATATCAACCCTGCCACCTGTGACCTGGGCGATTGCCTCCGGCCATGTGAGATTAACCGGCTGGCCGTTTCCACCACCCAACGCCCTACCACGGGCAATCAACGCCTCTGCGGCGTCAATCTCGGCCTCGGTTAGGTTCATACCCCTCAAATATCTGGCGATGATCTGAACGGCTGGCCCAGACGTGCCTTGGGCATTCGCACCCGCTACCGTACCAGCACCCTCATGGAACGCCATACCCCCCGTAGCCAAAAGAGCAGCGGCAACCCTAAAGAAAGGCTCAACGGTACTGCCTTGAACGAGTTGCCCCGCCCCCTCAGCGGCAAGCCCTGGGATCACGCCATAGCGGATTGAGTTGGATACCCCGCCACCTGGCCCAAACATCCCAGCACCGGGGATAAATTGCGATACGTTAGCAGCCGCCCGCCCCAATTCTGTCTGTGGTTGGTGCAGGTTTTCCTCAAGCGCCTCCCTGTTAAACGAGGCGGCCCAATCCATTACCTCACGGGCGCCTGGGCCCATAAACCACCCGCCAACCATCTGCATCAGGTTCTGCGGAAGGTGAACCATATCGTCGACGCCACGCATTAATCCGGTGCCAATCGAGGGGATCAAATCCCTGACGCCCGCCGCTGTTTCAGCATACCCAGGGTCAGGAGAGAAATGTTCACCCGTTTCCTGCGTTCCAAATTGCGGTACAACAGGCGGTGCATCTGTATTAAACCCAAGCGGGGCTGGCGATTGCGACTGTGGCTGAGGCAATAGCTGAGGCAATAGCTGAGGAACAGCACCCTCTTGGGTTGCTGCACCTTGAGACGGTAACCCTTCCGCCGTCAGCCTAGATAACGCATCCTCCACATTGGCAGCCGGTACGGCAAAACGCCTCATCCCGGCAGGCGCCGCTTGCCCCGGCTCAACGAGAACAAACCCGTTATCGCCATCAAGATAAAACTCAAATGTTTCCATCAGTTGGGCACCAGTTCTATAATATTATTATCGCCGCCTGGGGGAACGACATCCTCTGCCTGTAGAATTTCAATGATGTTGCTGTAGACAAGGTAAATATCGTTGATCGTATCAATAAACTGCTGTGGATCGGTGGACGTGGACAGAGTGCCGAGCATGTGCTTCAGCAAGTCCAATTCAGATTCAGACAGAGCACCGAACCCGCTTGCTCCGTTCCCCGCTGCGGCCTTCAACGCCAACAGCGTATCAACGGCAATGATGCCCTCAATGTTGTCGATGTATGCCAGCAACCCCTCTGCCTCTGGCAGATTTATCGCCTGGAGCGGTATGCTCCAGATACCAATAAGTTTTTCGTTATCGGATACTAACTGTGCCGCGCCCGCAATCGACCTCAGAACAACACCAGCGTTCCTGATGCGGGAAGCTCGATCTACAACAGCCGCCCGTTCATCGTTAAGACGTTTTTGCTCCGCCACATCTCCCTCAATCTCTTCCGAGGTCCATCTGTTCGTTTCCTCGTCGAGGACTAGCTGCCTACCAGCGGTAGGCGTTCCCACAGCGGGGCGCTCGTCAACCTGATCGCCGAGATTGAACGTCTGTCCAGAAGCGCCAATTATCATCGGCTCGCCTGTGGTGGTGTCCATACCCCAAGGACGGGTATCGTCCGCCGCTATGCCCCACGCGGCCCGTTCCTCTGTATTCATCGGCCTAACAGAATCACCCTGCGGTGCCAATGATTGCCCCATCTGCTGAATAGCGAGTTCCCTAGCCAAGTCAGGGTTAGCCGCCAAAACATCCCGATACTCTTGGGAAAGGGCAGCAAATTGCGGGGATTGGAACAGAGCAGTCAAAGCCTGATCCGACGCCTGCTGTTGTGCGCGCTGTTCGTCAGCGGCCATACCCCCAGAGATGCCCTGAGCCACAGCACCCATGTTCGGGCCCATAACCCCACCTGAAGGCGTAGAGAGGCCCGCGCCTATCCCTAGCAACATCTCGCTGTTGTCGCTTATGGCTTGGCCGAGAGGGCCGCTACGGGCGTTCTCTCCGAAGCCCTTGAGCCTGTCGATAATACCGCCCTGCCCGATGGGGCGGTAATCGTTAGAGGCAGCAGCGTCAGGGACGACAGGAGGGGGCGAGTTGGTCGCAACGGGAGTGGGGTTTAACGGCAACCCGCCACCCCGAAAGGCTAACTCAGCCCTATCAGCAGGGAACGTCCCTTCATTTGCCGGCAAGGCGTTAGGCGTTCTTGTAATACCCAAGGACTCCAACGAGGGGGCCATCCCAAGAGTGCTCATCGCGCTCTGAGGGCCAAATGTGCTTTGTGCCGGCGGGGCCAGAGGAGCTGTAAACTGAAGTGCTGACATATTAGTATCCTCCCAACCAACCGCCTAGGCCACCAAGGGTGGCACCAATAAGCGGATGACCAAATTTAGCACCAGCGACGGCACCGCTCAACGCACCACCCGCGGCCCCACCTAGCTGGTTGCCACCTCTGGGGTCGCCTGCGAGGAAGCCCGGTGCCCCTGCTGTCACATTAAGTGCCGTCTGTTGGTTGCCCTGCTGTTCGCCTGACAACGCCCCAGCGGCCTGTAATTGATAGCCCTGTTGCCTGGCGATCTCGTTGGCTGTGCCCTGGTTTCTGAAATTGCCTATAGAATCGGCCAGGACACCCGCGTGGGCGCCGGAACCGAATCGGCTCATGCCTGAGAAGGATCGGTTCACATCGGTCGCCAGTTTGCCTGCCTGATAGTCCTGGGCGGCTTTGAACTGCGGGGAGCCACCCTTGATGTTCTCGCCAGCCGCTATCCCACCCAGATTGTCAGCAATGGCGCTTGGGTTCTGGGGGATGCCCTTGTTGAGAAACCCCTCGTAGTTCTCGCCCGCTTTGGGGAGGATCTGTTCAACGAGGTTCTTCTTGTCTTTGCCGCTCGGCATGTCACAAATTCCTATTCATAATTATCAGCGTTCCGCCATCGTCTGGTTCAGACACAAATCCAAGAGGCTCTAGAACACGGAGCCAACCCTTACGGCCCGTCAGCGCCAATCGTTTCAACCCCAACCCACGGAGCTTGTCGGCCCATTCTGCAAACAACCCAGGAACCCAAGTCAGTCCCTTCGTCCCCTCTAACGTTAGAATGTCGCCCGTCCCATCAGGGAGGTGGGCAACAGCAATAGATCCCGACATCTTCCTATCATGGAAGATAACCCAGAACGATACGACGCCCTCTCGCGCCGCCTTGAACAACAGTTCAGGCGTTAGATCCGTCTTGACCCTGCCGAATGTGCGCTTGAGGCCCATCGTTAGAATGATCTCCAGATCGGCAACATCCGCCGGCTGAACCCGCGACACCGACCATCTACGGGCGCTTGGCAACTTCCAACACCGCTCCTGTGAGGTGAAGCCCTGCCGCCGAGGACGTAATCGACAAAGAATCCCCAGGCTCAAGGGTCAGATACATCTCAGCGTTATAGCCGGCCGCGGTGGCAATCGCCTTCGTGAACTCAAGCGCATACGTTGTCGTCGCGCTGCTATCCGTCCATTCCAGCGTCATCGTTCTGGCCGCGCCGGCATCGTCAGCAACATTCACCCAGACGACAATCGCAACAGCAATGTGGGTGGGGCAGGTGTAAGCCGTCGTCTGATTGGTATCGGTCGTTTTGACAGCAAACGCCCTGATGCTGCCTTCTTGGAGTACAGCGCCCATCACCTGTCTCCGTCAGTCGTGAATATAGGATCAAGGCCCTGGATATGGGTCCATGTCTCACCAGCGGCGACGTTCAGCCTGAACCTGTGTATTCGCGCCGATGATCGCTGCGGGGAAAGCCCTTGGGCGTTGATGGCCACCTCTGCCCCATAGGTGAAGCCAGTATCCTGCGGACGCTCCTTCTTGCCTACCGAGATTGTCACACCTTGAGCATCAGTGAAGGGAACGCACCCATTGACATAAGACCGCCGGCCGGGGATCAGATGCATCCCGCTGCTCGTAAGCCTTGCCGCCTGATTGGCCCCGTTGAAGAACGCCAACTTGTTCGAGGTGTTGAATGCCCCAAGGTATGGCGTGCCACCCTGTAGGAAGGAAGAATCCAAACTGAACGGCAACGTCTCCATCGTGTAGCCGAGATTATCAAGCCCCTCCAACGATATCCCTGGGACAGCGGCCGGAAATATGAACGAGGCGCTAACCTCTGCGTGAGTGAACTTCTTCAAATCCATATCGTAGGCCAACAGATGGTCAAGCGCCGTCGATGAATTGCCAGCGGTCGGGAACAACCAAATAACCCGCCGCCTGATAGGGTCGACAGCCGAAACAATCGACCCAAGCCGGCCCAGGTTCACAACCGAAGAAAACCAGTCATCCACACCGCCAAACCCAATCGGAGCAGATCCACCTTCTGGGCCAATAGAGTAGAACCCGTCACCACCCCAATAGATGGCGAGCCCACCAACCAGACCGAGGCTGTAGGGAGCCTTTAACCCCCGTGCCGCCTCAATCCTCGGCAAGGCAAAGATCGCCCTTGAGTTCTGCGGAATCACCCTACGAACGGCGTCGTCCTGAAAGATCAAACCCCCACTGGTGAGTGGGGTGATCCCCTTGACGTTGCCGCCATCCGCAAATTCCTGAAAGTCAGCGTCCTGCTGGCCTACGGTCCAGAACGCAGCGTCGTTGACCCCCGACCACCGCACCAGATTTTCCCCAGTCGAGAGCCCACCAAAAAACAGGTGATCCGAGATCACTCTGGAATATCTGGCCCTTGGCGGCGACCCGCCCAAGAGGGCAAAATTGGAGCCCGATGTGATGTTGATTGTTTGCGGATTGTCAGCCGAATTGACGGCGATCAGGTTATTTCCAAATTGGGTGAACTGCCAGAACTCATCAGCGGGGACCGAATAATCCCCGCCAGATGATCGGGTTACGTCTGTCCATGCGCTCGCAGCCCCTGCGAACTTGTATAATTTGGTCGCAGTTCCAGCGAAGATCGTTCTTGCCCCCGCCGTGGTCGTGACCGCAACAGCGCCCTTGCAAACAGTTGCAATCGCCGTGGTGGTGTATTCTGACAGGGACGGCAAAGGCTCGTAGGAGTTAACGCCGGGAAGGACGCCCTTGGCCTCAGTCACGGCCCCCGCATTGTTGAGAGCGTACTGATCTGGCACCCAAGGCCCTGAAAGGGAGATCATCAGCTAAAACTGCGTTGGTGTAATGCGGCCAGAAGCGACACGCTTGGCCGTCGCAGAGCGTAGGGAACCCATCGCTGCCCCCGTCGCGCCACCGTCTCCATCAACGCCACCCATCGCCTGTGCGTGCTGGTAGTCCCGAATGACATGCCCATAGAGATACCACTTTGCACGACACCGGATCAATTCAAAGGCCTTGGTCATCCAGACATTGCCTGTCTCATCGTCACCTGCCGGCGCAGCCTTCTCAATCACCCCGATAGGGCGAACGGTATAGACAGCGTCAGGGATGGGATAAAGCCGGAACGAACTCTCGCCATAGGCGTAGCTGTAGGGCCTGCCGGATGCCGCGGAGTTGTCCAATATCCCCTCGATCCCAGCCCAATCAACGCGGCGTAAGTTGTAGGCCTCACCGCTGCTATCAGTCAGCCAAACTTCCTCCAGATCAAGCCACAGGGGAATATCAGCATCATCAACCACCGAATAGGTCGATTGGTCCGCCACCGTAGCAAAGGTCGAGGATCTGGTTTCATTGAAGAAAAACCGAGCCTCGGAATAATAGGTGATAGCGTCAGTGATCGCCTCGCCGATCTGGGTCGCTAGATCCGACCTGGCGATGTCATCCGCTATCCTCGATTTAAGAGCCCCTAGGGTCGACACTACGCTTTATCTCCCTTGCATACCTGGATATGCCCGTAGATGCCCCTGCCTATGTGCTTGTGGCATTTGGGGCAGGTTCCCTTGGGAACAGCAACGGCATTGAGAACAGCGCCAAACGCAGCGTCAAGGCGCATCCGATCATCTGGCGTGCCAACAAGATTGAGGGTCTTTTCTGCCTTCATCTGATTGGCAAATCGCATCCTCGTCTTCCGTTCGGCAGGCGTCTCACTCCATTCTTCCTCGCTGTAGCGAGCTCGTAAGTTGTAGCCATATTCCATGGCGAGACTCCTTGATGTGGTGAGCCTGGGGCGTACCCCAGACCCGTTGTCGTTACGAGAGGGCGACAGAACCGGTGTTCACGATAATCCGGCCAGCACCCGCTGCATCGAAGAACACCAGCAACGACTCCGCAGGTGCATTTAGCGTGGCAATGTTGTTGGTGCCGTCAAAGGTTCCGGCGGTAAGCGTCAGTTTATGCGCCGCCGTGCCAGATGCCGATGTATTCACCAAATAGAAAAACCCAGCGTGATCGACAGCACTGGCAGCAGTCGCGGCAATGATGGTTCCTGTGTGGTTAAGTTCAAGCGATTTGACACCAGCCGTCACAGCGCCTGTAGCCAGCAACTCCTGAGAGAACCCAGTAGCATCAGCCGCATTGTTGATCTCGGCAGCCGTCGCTGTGACAGCCACCTCGTCGATTGAAAGATCGCCAACAAAAACGTTCATGTCAGAATAGCGACGTTCGCCACCCGCCACGCCCTTCCCGGCAACTCCATTCGTAGCCATTGATTATTCTCCTATGACTGTGGAGAGGGGGGCCTGCCCCCTCCCCAACCGTTTATTGATCGCGGGGAACAACGAAGCAGACGGTAACAATCGCCTCGCCTGTTGTGCCGTCGCCAGTCGGGACGGAAGTGAAGTTACAAGTCACCGTCCGCGCCGTGGTGGTGTAGTCATTTGCCGTGACAAGATCGTCAAAGCCGGTCGTGGCGGGTGCTGTGTTCAGATCCATCGCAGAGTGGAATAGATTGTCATCAGAACCAGACACGCCAACATCAAGATCATCGGCAGTGGAGTCATTAAACGCGGCGATGACTTTCACATGGCTGATCGTCGGAAGGACAATAGCATGTGGGGGCAGATTCCCAACGACCACAGTTGCGTTGGTTGTGCCCGATGCCACACCAGACCCGTTGAGCGTCAAATAAGTGACGCTCTTGATGAGCGTATGAATGACATCGTATTCAAGGCGATAGCCGGAATTACCAGCTGTTCCAGTAGCCATGTTCTATCTCCTAACCGTGAGCCGCAGCATAGGTCGAGATCGTCAACACGCCGAAATCCTCGGAGTTGTAGATCGTCTTTTTCAAACCCATGAGCGATTGAACACTGACACCAAGTTCGCGGTCGTAATCGAACTTCTTCTCGACCCACTTGTAAGGTGATGCCTTTGAGAATTTGGTCGAAAACGCTACAGCCGAGGACTGGGCGCCGAGGAAGAGTGCGCGACGAGTGCTGGTCTGTTCAGCCGCCGTGGTCGAATGAACGCCAGGAACAACGTCCTCGTTCTCACGAAGAACCACACCATTGTAGACACCCAACGCCCCAGAAAAGATCGGGTTGTCAGACACCTTCCCGCCAGCCATTGCCGCCTGCTGGATGTCCAGCCATTGACCTGTTGACGTATTGGTTCGCAGATCCGTCACCTGGAAGGGATGCAAATAACAAACGTACATCTTCTTTCCGTTGACCACGACAGGCCGAACACGCGGATTGGCCGTCATGGCCTTTTCCTTGGCGTAGTCGATCAGCTCAAGGCTCATCGTTGCCGTGGAATCCGCATTCACCGTCTCATCCGCAGAGCCGGTCGAGTAGACCTTCCGGTTGGTGGATGGTGCCGTGACTGTGTTTAGACCCTTGTGGACCGTCGAGAGGGACGTGCTGGTGCCGCGGTAGGTCATCGAGCTCGCCGTGTAGCCGGATGCCTGGATGAAGAACGACAGCGAAAGCCGCTCCGCGTACCAGTCAGCAAGCCCAGACTTGGCCTCGTTGCGGAGGTTGAACAGAACCCGCTGTTGGTCAATCGAATCCTCGCCCTCGACCCGTACCGCATGCACCAGCTCATTGATGAGCAGAGCGTCGGAATAGGTTGTCAGCGATTCCTCGTTGCCTTCCAGCGTTTCGTTCTCCGTCCGACCCGTGCCGGTCAGCTGAACACGAAGGGCACAGGTGACTTGGTCGCCTCTGCTCTTGAGTTCCTTTTTCTCTTGAATGATGGCGTTGTTGCCGGTGCCGATGAGCGGGGCAATCTCAAGGCCCTTCTTGACCTCATAGTCTAGATCACGCGCCCAACGCTTGACCGCCAAGGCATCATTCACACCATACTGGGTGATAGCCATTGGTTAAATCCTTGTTGCGTTGTTTTCTGGGACACGCATTTATTGCCCGCGTAGGGCGAGATGACCTGATAGCCGGCCAACACCGCTTCAGCCCATACGAGGGCCAACCGAAGCAGAATACACGTTCGGTCTGCAACCGGGATCGTGACGTGATCCAATCGTAGCAGTTTTAGGCTACTGCGTGCCGGCGAAACCTAATTCCATGATGTCCTTACCCTGCTTTTCCAGGGTGGTCTTCAGTTTCGCGTAATCCTTGTCAGATAACTCCAGAATGTCCTTCGAGGACAGTTCACCGAGATTAACCGGCGCGCCAGATCCACCAAGGGACTGGGAACGCTGCTTAGTGGCCTCTAACGCCGCAACTGATGCAATGGTAGCCGCGGCGCCGTTCCCGCTCTGCGGGGCCGCCCCTGTCGGTTTGTAGCCCCTTGCTGTCGCCATCTCATGGAGCATCTTGCCAACCCTGACGCCCCGCTGCCTGGCGATGCCTGTCACCTGCATCTGTAGATTCAGCAAATCCTCACGCTGCTGATTGGGATCGGTGAACCCCATCGCGTTGAGCTCTGCCACCCTCGTATTGCGGAGGAATGCCATTGCCCCTTCAGCATCGGGGGCCTCCTTGATATAGCCGATGATGTCGTTGTCACCCTCTTCGATGACCTCCCGGCGCTGGCGACCCTGTTCTGTTTCCTGGATCTTCTGGTTGGTATGCCCGACGATATTCTCATAACCCCGACGCAATTGCTCGTAGGCGCCGAAGATGTCCTTACGGGGATCCACCCAGTTCTCAGGCTTGGCCGCCTCATCAGGCTTGGTGTCGCCCTTCTGATTGGCCTGCATGATGCCCAGAATGTCGTCCATGCGCTTCTGAGCGCGCTCGGCGTTCTGTTCGGCGGTCTTCCGGCGTTCCCGCTCGTTGTGAAACCGGCCGTGAGGAACCGTATCAGATCCGGCAAACTCCGCATCCTCTGGGTCGGCATCGTCCGCCTTGGCCTCTGCCACAGGTTCCGATGCCGGCTCGGTGAGTGTAGGCTCTGGCGCGGCATCCTGTTCGTCTAATGCTGGTTCAGCATCAACCGCGGCATCCATCTCAGCAGCAGCAGCCTCAAAGGCCTCCTTGTCCATGTCGTCCAGTAATTCAGGCGTGACTCCGCTATCCGCCTTTTTACGAGCAGCCATTGTATTCTCCATATAGACGTTGGAATGGGGTCGTCGCCCCTAGCAGGAATTAAGCCGCATCCTGCTTGCGGTAGTTATATAATCCACCAGAGCAACCAGCCCCAGAAGAAGGCCCCCAGCATCAGGGATATTGCGAAGGCTGCTCCGGGAGGAAAACGTTTGCTTCGTCCGTTAGTCATGTTCCCACCCACCTATATGAGCGTATTCATGGTCGAGTACCCACTGCTCTCGTGTGCTGGTGAATATCACCCAAATGCCGTTCTGATACCCAGAGACGCAGGCCAGGGCCACACCCCAG